ACCCGGGATTGCCCGCCGTATCAATTCCTCTTGATTGCTGAAATGCCGCAACCGCCGCTTTAGTTTGAGGACCATAAGTCCCCGGCCCAGTGTTCATCTGTGCCTGCGTCATGAATCCTTGAGACACAAGATAACTTTGAAGTTTTAATACTTCTGAACCTGTTGCGCCGGGTTGGAGATTTGTGATTGGGTACATATAGTTATTATTATACAACAGGGTTAATGTTCATAAGCAGCACATTGGATCTGAAGCTTAAAGTCATCCGTTGTTGCACTATTTGTTGACATGAATGAAATGTATGTTTCACTTGCAGTGGGTATTCTTGTGGTGTGGGTAGCACCAAGAGTAAGAGTTCCTCCATTTAAACGATAATAGTATTTTATATTTGAAGCACTGAATTTCAAAAAGAGTTCTAGCGAATCGCCATTTGCGATTGTGATTAGACTTGTCTCTGTAGTGTTTGATGCATCACCGTTGTTGTTTATTGCATTTAGTGTAGTAACACCAGAGGCTTTCTGGAATCTAAACCCTGCAATACTTACACTTATCATTGTCAATGCACTTCCAGATATTGTAGGAGATCCAAGACCTATAAATGCTCTTCCATCTCCAGTGCTAAATCCTCCAAGAGCTAGAATTGAACAAGTGAATGATGGATTGTTATGGAATACATAGTTTGTTATCCACCATAACAGACGAGCAGAAGATGTTCCAGTTATTCCGGGAGACACAGTTACTCCTTGATTGCCAAAAGTATTCGTTCCAGAACCAATTAGAGTGCTAATAAAACGTCCTGTGGTCTCAAAGTTAGTGTATGCCTTCATATTGAGTGAGGACATGCTGATGAATGTGGCATTTCCACTAGAATCTATAACTGCATTAGATCCAATAGTAAGAGTACCTCCGGTTATTGTTGCATTAGACATGGTAATTGCTCCTGCTTCTGTAACTCGAAACGGAGCAGTTGCTCTATTTGCAAAAGTTGCGCCAGACCAAAAACGGACATCATCTCCGCCCGTAACAGTTGAGGCAATACCCATTGAGTTTGCAGCATCTCGTATGGAGTCTGACCCGATAGTAAACCCGCCGATTGTTCCTGATGTAGCAGTCAACGCTCCAATAATTGTGAGAGTTGTTCCATCCCAGTTCAAATAATTTGTCGTACTGCCGATATAAAACTTCGTCACGCCATCTGTATCTATGCCGAGACGGTATCCTTCTTGAGTATTGTCAAAAAGAGTCTTACCGCTAAAGATCGATCCGACCTGCTGTTCAAGTGTAGAAATAATCTGTCCAGCAAGAATTGTCTTTGCTGCAATGCCGCTTGTAATTGCATTGACCATCTCCGGCGTGATGAAATCCGCTACGGCTTCTGAAGTAGATCTCACAAGATTCTTGTCGAAGCCGAGGTCAGCGATGGTGTATGTAGGATCGTTAGTGGTGAATATCATGTTAGTATTTTACTTTCCATTTGTTGCTGAAAATAATTTGTCCAGTATTTTCGGTTAGCGTTTACTAAAAAATTACATCTTCGGCAAAGCGTGTTTAAATTCTTTGGGTCGCAATTCATTTTATCGTAGTCAATATGATTTATAGATAATGCTATTCCAACTTCTTTAAGATGTTCTTCTTCGGTCATCCAGCATTTTTGGCAAGTAAAGTTGTCTCGTTGACGGATTGATAGTTTTAACTTTTTCCCAAAAATAAAAGGATAAGGTAGCTTTGATATTCCACCTTGCCAGTTAGGAGATTCCGATCCAAACCTCGCTCCTATTAGTTTCTGTGCTTCGCTCATTTTCCTTTTAGTTTCTTCAGAATGTTTCTTACCGTATAAAGGATGTTTAGTTTTGTCTTTAAAACGTTTTTTAAGAGATTCACTAACTTTTTTGTTTCTTGCTGGCAATGCCAGTTTATAAGCTAAACTATTTTTTAAACTTTCTCCTATTTTTTTCTTTTGAGATTTTGGCATTACATAACCTTTATGAGAATCACTCAATTTTTTCTTTATTTCCTTTGACCATGGTTTCCCTTTATTCCAAGTAATTCTCCCTTGCTCATATAATCTTTTATGTGCTTCACTTAATTTCATTTTCCATTCTTTGGACAACTTCTTGTCCTTATTCCAAGAAGGTTGTCCTTTTTTGAATCTTGTATTTTCCCCAACTTTTAAAACTTGCACACGAAGAAACTCAGCCCTTTCAGAAGACATTTTCTTTCCTTTGTTCCACGGTGTATATTCTTTTTTAAACATATATTTTTATTGCTATTTTTCAAAAACGAAAACATTAGGAAAATCCATTCCCCTTAACTTTATCTGTTCACCTGTAACACTATCCACTATTCTAAACTCCGCGACGAAAAAAGTCAATGGCTGTATAAAAACTTCCGTCACAATATCCTTAATAGACCCCACCGATTTCCAATCACCATAGTCAAGTCGCGCCATAAGAAGTGCTCCGCGAGCACCATCGGAATGTACATAAATTTTTTCGGATATGGTTTTCTTTAATTCTCTTGACTTAAAGTCTAGTTCAGGACTTTGTAAAATGTATGAAATGGCATTTCCATTATAATCCGTATTCCCCACATTTAATTGTAAAACTTGTCCATCCGTATCTCCACTCACTATAAGCGTGTCATTTCCACTGATGTACTGATTCATGGCACGGAACTCATGAGCATATTTCAATATCGCCCAGCTTTGTTGATCGATGGTGTAACGAACAACCACGTTTGCGTATGCCTCCGTATACCCTCTATCAAAATTGATCACGATATCTCCAATCGACCAATAGATGTGTTCGTTGTCACTCCATCCGTTTACGCTGGCGTAAAAGGAGCTTGCAATAGCTTCCACAACACGCTGTATTGGTCGGGAGATCAGTTTCGGATAACCCCCCTCGGTTTCATAAAAGCCGTTCGGTCCGTAGAAGAAGTAGTTTTTACCCCGCGCGCGCACGACGCTCTTGTGCGACTGCGTGCCGATGTTGATGAGATCCTCCGGGAATGTTGAATCAAAGTTCCAGCGCTTAAGCGACCGTTGTTTGTAAATCATCAAGTAGCCCGGTACCTTGTTGAGTGCCTGCAGCGTACCACCTCCATCTTCCTGCTCTACCTGTAAAGATCCCGAGCCGCTTGCGGACCATGACACAGAGCCACTGGTGGGAGTGTTGGTGTAGTAGATTCTGTCTGTGACTGCACAGTACACGCGGTCCTTGAACTCGATAGGAAACTTCGCGCTGGCTGGCACGCCGGCAACATTGAGAACACCTCCTGTTGATACCCATCCACCAGCAGCAGTGTAGGACCGGGCTTCGTTTCCGTTCAACATTAAAGTAGTGTTCAGAAAGGTCATAAAGTCGGCGCTCGCAGCAGTCAGCCCAGTTGCTCCACTCATAGTGCCACCAGCAACAACATCGTAAATAGAGGTGCTGAAGCCGGCGAGGAGTTTATTGTTAGACGACGCAGAATCAAGGTGTTGAAACAAACCCAAACATGCGTTCCCCGCAGAGAGTTGACTTCCGATTCTATTAGTACCTTCTCGCGATTCCGCTTCTCCGAGGACACGGTTAAAAAGCAGGTTCATCGAGAACGGTATGGAGTTCGGGATGATGATATCAGAACTGACTTTTTGTATATTGCCAGCCGATACATCTCTCCATTTTACGGTATCAGATAGTCGTGGCATATATTAGGTGTTATCGAAATTGCCGCGTGGTCGCGTGCGATAGTTGATTTGATTTATTTTAGGGTGCATCTTAAATTTCTGTCCACTCACGGTTGTGCGGATCGCCGCCTTCAAAATATCTTGAAACAAAATAAAATCATCATCTTTTAGATCAGATTTTCCATTGTTTCTCCAGTAATTTTTCCCTTGCCAAAGAAGCCACTCACGAACGGCATCATACCTCGCGGCATCAATCGTGTCGGATTCAGAATCAACAGCCGTTGCCTCTTCATTATAATCAAGATAGATATTTTTATCCTTCCACGTTGAATCAGGGAGAGGATACATTCTCATTCTTCCCTGACGTACGTTGAAATAGCGCGGCTGACCCTCAACCTCTCCCTGCCAGACGTTCTGACCGACAGCGTGAGCGGCACCAATAGCCCCTGCGCCTGAAGCTGGTACGCCCGTCAAGACGCCGACAGTGGCCGAGCGCGTCACACCGGTATAGGTAATGGCGTCAACAGCGTTTGAGGTATAAACATTAACCGTGCCAGTGTCATCGAAATCGTAGGAGTTTACAATATCCAAAGTAGTAGCCCCAATCACTGCTGTAACCCTGACTGTCGTGCGAGCTACCTCCTGCAAGAGAGTGTCAAACTCTTTTTCATCAAGAGGGATCAGAGGTGTTGTTGCCGTACCGATCCTCACCTGAAGAATTGCTTTATTTGTCTCATCATCATAGATATTCGTCGGCAATGCGATATCAAAGACTCCGCGTACCGTCTGACCGATGACATAATCAGCTTGCAGATACTTACTCCAATGCTTCAGCTTGCCCTGCATATAACGCAGACAAGCGTTCACCTCATCCATCGCTGTTCGTTTTGAGAAGCGCTCGTCCCACTCATGCCCGAGCTTATTACGAACGAACTCAAGAATGTAGCCGACTTCATCTTCTGCAAACTCAACCTCAAACCGTCCATAAGGAACTGGGTCTGAATAAACATCGTCTATGGTATTGATTGAATCCGAAAATCTATAGTAAAAAAATCCACTCGTTTCCGCAGTGTCGATATAAAGATTATCAATCGTAGTTGGGTCAATGTTCTGTGCTGCCGCTAATGCTGTCAAACCAACACCGGCAGCGGCGTTTGCGTCTATCTCGGTTGCGGCTTTATAAAACCGTACTTGGTTCCACGGAATTACGGTTACCACAGTCCCAGCTGGGTGTGCTTCAACAAGCCCTGCGGCAACGAAGGTTACGGTATTGCCGGTTGGTGCGGTACTTGCATGTGTAGCAACAATCTCCGCGCTTTCGTTGCCGGGGAATCTGAAGAGCAGAAGTTTGTTTATCGCAACCCCCTGAATTGATTTGACCGTAATAGAAGTAGCACCAGCGACAGCGTCTGCGTCTAACACGACAACCGGCCGGCTGTCAGTTAGGTGTGATATATTTACGCGTAAAATTGATTTTGGCATAAAAGTTTACTTCGTTTTTATGCCTCACTTTATTATTTCTTATTCGGCGCTGGGATGTGAACTTCTGCCATGTGCTTGCGTAGAGCGTTTGATGCGTTCATCTTCAGTTTTCCTTGACCGATGAATTCACATCCTTCTACTTCGCACTTGACAGTCACGACCTCTGCTTCTTTTGTAGCTTCGGTTCCGGGAAAGAACTTCGCGCGACACTCACCGCAACATCCATTCTTGATCTCCTCGATGACCGCTTCCGTAGCATCAAGTTGAGCAAGAACAGGAATCTTACCGCGAGATTCCTTCGGAAGCTTTCCCATTGCGTGTAACTTTGTCCAATCTGGTTGTCCTGCTGACATAGTATTTTTTTGTTACTGGTTGTTTATAATAGACCGTTCGACTGGGCGGTCCTTCTTCTATTACTATACCACCTTACTGTGTCATTTGGCATAATTTTGTTTTACATGAATTTGAAGAAATTGGAGTTGGTTGCTGCAGCTACACCATTAGGTAAAGGAATCCTGCGGTGGCTGGGGTTACGGCAGCAACTGGACCAAACGCAACAGTCGCAATGGAACCACCGTTGACACTAGCATTCGCAGTCATTGTTATGGAACCCGAAACCGCCCCGTTGGTATCGGCACTCGAGTGACCGTCAACAACGCTTATAGCAACGGCTGACCCTCCAAAAGTTGAAACACCATCCCACGCACCAGCCGAGCAAAATTGCCACCCGTTCGGATAGTAAGCGACCTCAGAAACACGGAAGCCAGCAACGGGGCAGTAGACCGGCCAACCTGTTTTCGGATTTCCACCAACGTTCGCGTCAACGCCGTTGTGCAGTAGGAATTGCGGGTCGTTGAACTGCGAGGAGTACGAAGGGTTAGGATTGCCCCAGCGTTGCGTAATTCGGTACGGCTTGAAAGGGAAGTAGATGAAAGGAATCATAAGGGAATTATAAGGGAATCATATTAGTGAATAATAGAAACGAATAGGGAGACAATATCTTTTGCAGAAGTAAAGTTTTGTCCGATTACGATACCCGAAAGAAGAATGAGAGCGACAGTGATTTTTCGGACTTTGCCGTTTGTGTAGGTAACTTTTGCATCGACTTTTTCGACTGCCAATTTTAAGTCATCTAGCTTTTCGACAACATTCTCTCTGTATGTGTGTTCTTCGGTAGGGTTCATACAGTTACATGAAGGCGAAGAATGCGCTGTTGGAGCCACCACACACGAACGCCGTATCCGTTGAAAACGTCGCCGAATTGTTGTTTGTAAGTGTGTTTGACCCTGTGTTGTCATTCCCGTTATTATCAAACCGCCACTGAGATACAAGATTCGTTGTGTGGGGGGTACATGGGGTATTAAAGTTGGTGGACATATTTGCTGCACTTATCGCCACGCTGTAGATAAGAGCTGAGTCTACCTGACCGTTTAACGGAGAGTCTGTACCCCCAGAACCTCCGACGAAGATACCGATTGCAAACGCGGCGGTTGAGTTCGCCTGACTCCCGGCCACCGTTGCGGTTCCTTGAGATGTCTCTCCTACATAAGTGGTTACTGTAGTGCCTGATTTAGACCATCCGAGGTGATACCAAACGCCGGTGGTTGGTGCTGAGAGGAAATTCACATTTCCTTCTGTGGCGGAGATACCATTAGTGGAGTTAATCATCCTCATGGAATACGTCCCTGAGGTGTTTATTATAAGGAAACCGTACTGTCGGGTGTTGTTCTCATACCCATACTTGGAAGCAATAACCATATTACTTCCGCTTGAGGGAAGCGTTGTAAACTTTACCCATGCAGAGAAACTGATGTCCCCTGTAATATCTAGCCCAGACTGTGAAGCGTCAGTTATGCTCCAGTATTGAGTTGAGGCTGACGCAAGAGTTGTGGAGTGTGTAGACATACTAGATGTTGTTTAGGATAGCCATACTAAGCTTCTTGCGCCACCGCGATTACGTCCCATTTTGTATCGGCAACATTGTACTTACATCCGACATACATTGTCTTGCTGACTACCGTTGTTGTTGGAAGTGTTACCCCCACAGCTCTAAAGACAGCGTTCCATGTAAGAGCACGCGCCGTAGCATTGTCCTTAATCCTAATCACCAGCGTATTTCTATCTGAAAGCGTTATGACCGAAGTCGGCGCTGCAATGGCGTCTGCTGCCGCGAGTGCCGTGATGGTATGTGTGTGCCTTGTTCCAGCGATAGCAACCGTAGTTGTGGCACTGGACGTTTCTGTTGTCGTCCCCTCTGTGGTTACGACTACATCCTCAACTGCCAGTACCCCTGCTGCTGAACGAGAGAGTGTCGTGTCAGTTGCGTGGCCGAGTTCAATTGTTCCTAGACCGAGAGCAGCCGACGTAGAGTTTACGAGCCCTGCAATCGGAAGTCCCGTGCAGTTAGTAAGTGTTCCTGACGTTGGTGTGCCAAGGATAGGTGCAACAAAGGTCTGTACGCCAGTAAATGTCTGAGCAGCGTCTGTGCGAGCAATAGTCGCAGCTTCGTCTGGGAAAGTATAAACTCTAGCTACAGTTGGACCCGCAGCAGTGAAATAAGCTATACCTGTGCCACCATTGGCTGTTGGAAGAATGCCTGTAACTTTTGCAGTAAGGTCAATGGTGGTAGCCGCTATCATTGCGTTGGTTACTTTCAAAGCACCGATAGCTGTTATTCCAGTGGTGCCGATAGTTACATCTCCACTCATTGCTACATAAGTTGGAATACCTGTAGTTACTGCGGCTACAATTATGTTTCCTGCTGTGGTTGTTGTAAGTCCAGATGGTGGTAAGCCAGTCATATTTGTCATTACACCTGAAGTAGGAGTGCCTAATACTGGAGTTACTAGAGCTTGAGAGTTTGGTAATACTACTGTGCCTGTGAAAGTAGGAGAAGCTAACGGAGCTTTTAGGTTCATCTGTGTCTGTATTGCTGAAGTGACACCCTTTACATAAGTCAATTCTGTCAAAGAGGGATACGTAGCAACCGCCAAAGAGGCTATTGATGTCGAACTGTCAAAGTAAGCTATTTGATTTATTGTTCCTGCAACCCCACCAGAGGCTGTGATAGTTGTGCCCGTTATTGTGAGGCCTGACCCAGCGGTTAGATAGTCATAGGCATTCGCAGAGTCATCCCAGAAGAGAATACGGTCGGCGTTTGGGTCTGCTAATCCTGCTAGCTGTTGAACAAGTAACGCCTCCGTTGATGTGAGTTGTGATAAACTTACCCCTGGATTGTTTATTCCACTAAATATAGACATATTATACGTTGATTTGCTGCCCTGGGAATACTTTTCTAAATTGTGTAATTGTTCGTGCCCTGTAGATGTCGAGGTCTCGCTTGTTGAGGTCGAGCTTCTCCTGCTCTAGTTTAAGAGATTTGAGTGGCATTTCAATCTTGCCCTTCTCGTCTTCTACAAGCTTGTTAACCCGTAGGAGCTCTTTTCTAGAGTCACTAATGTCCTTCAGTGAGGCACTTAGTTCTTTAGTCCACTCTTCCTTCGCGGAGACCAGCTCGGACCCAAGGGCTTGAAGGGCTTCCCGCGTATCAAACAGCTCTCTCTTCATATCATCCAGTCGCTTGGCCAGTGTAACCTCTGCCTCAGCAAGCTCTTTAAGTCTTACCTCCTGCCCTTGTATTGTACCATTATTTTTACTTATTTGCAAGTCTAGTGACCTTGCGTCCTCGCCGAACTTGTCCAGACTTCTCTTTATGTAGAGGTCGGTACTGTCTACCTGGTTCTTTAACGCCTCAGACTCATCTCTCAAATCCTGTCTAGCAGTCTCAGCAGACCTTATCTTATCACCACTGTCCGTAGTTACCCGACCATTCTCCTCTCGCAACCTAGCCCCCTCCACACGAAGAGCCTCAGTGCTACCCTTGGCAACGCTGAGTTCCTTTATCGTGTCTGAGAGAGCTTCAGTTACTTGAGCTAGAGTTTCCTTTAGGGCCTGTTTCTGAGCCTCTGCGTTCGCGGTGCGAACCCTTTCTTTGTGCTCAGCTTGCCTCATGGTTAGTTTCCAGCCAAGATACCTTCGATGAAGACGGTACCCGCATTAGTGATTACCCCAGTCTCCTTAGCAGAGACCTTCAGATAAGGGTAACTAATGTCTAGCCTATAGCTAACTGTGGCGGCAGCCGCATTAGTACCAACGAATGTAAATTCGCGAGCAGTAATGGTGGAAGTCCCCGCAGAAGCCGCTTCATTGGATAGACGATAGAAGTTCGTTCCATCAACGCTGTCCTCAATCTTAATTTCTATTGAGTTAGCTGTCTCTGCGGCCCCCATTGTGTACAGGATATCGAATACCGCTACAGCGTAGCCTGTTGTCTTGACTGTCTTCGTGACCGTAGTGTCATATGAGGTGGGGAGTGCAACAGAGGTACGTGTAGTACCACTTTTGCTTCCCACCCAGACTACTGGGTCAAGTCTGTTATAATATAACATAGGTTATTTCTTGGATTTACCTAATATCGTTTTTGGTGAGATTTTAGCTCCCTCTTCTGCCTCTGCTAACGGGGCCTTTGCAGGCACGACAGCAGCGATAACGGCGACAGGTGAGCCAACCTCTTGTAAGAAGCCGTGGGTGGCCTTCCAGCTCTCGGCAACATCTGCTGAGAGTACCTTACTATCTCCCATAGCTGGGATAGAGTAACTATTTCCTTTGATGATTATAGAGACTTCATTCTCTGTTGGGTTGTGTAGTTGCATATTGTGTGTTGTTCCGACCCTACCCCTGTCCCCATGAGGGAACAGGATAGAGTCAGAAGTTAATAAGGTTAAGCGTCTGTGCCGATAGCTGGCAAGACAAATCCAGATGTGTCAACATCTCCAGAGTAGAGGTTGTTGGTTTGTCCGTATTTGTGTCCAGTAGCAGTAATCAAGACCGCAGCAGCAGTATCAAGACCAATCACCTTGTTGTCATAGACGTGTCCAGTGTTGGTTGTTGACGTAGTCACAATAATGAATCCACCTGTTGCGGAGTCAGTGTTTGCGCTGTTGATAATGTTGCGAGCACATTCAAGGTCAGTCATGACCAGAGCTGCGTGGTTGATGAGGCATGAAGTGTTGTTAAGAACAGCCTTCGTTACGAAGTTGTCGTTAACAGTTAGGCGTGACATTGTCCCAAGAATCTTAACTGGAACAGTTGCAGCCGTAGTGCCAAGCATTTTAATGCGGTTTTGTTCAAAACGCATACCATCAGCATTGACAGCAACCGTTGTGGTTACACATGCAAGCATGTTTAGGATAGAGGACGTATCTCTAAATTCACAACCTATAAGCTGGAACTCAGGTGAGGCACCAACAAGGAAGGCTGTTGCCACGTCAGCGAAGTTAGCTATAAAGATACAGTTGTAGAATCCGATGTTCTTACCAGTGATTGTAATCTTAGCGGTGGTTGCCGTGGTAAACGTGAATGTAGGGCGAGCTGAACCGATACCAAGACCAATCACTCGTACACCAGCCTTGTCAATGACGAGGTCGGTTGCATTAGTAATGTTCTCTGTGTGGTTAGCCATGACGACTATAATGTCGTCTTTGTTTGTATCGCAGATTACCTTAGCCTGTAGTACAGTGGCTACTGCAAGGGCTGGAGTAAGTCCATTATTGCCGTTAGAGCCTGTAACTGAAGATACGAAAACGTATTTACCAGTTGTGGTAGGAAGACTTTGGCCACCAATTACTGGTACACCAAAGCTAGATACTCCTGAGGGAAAATTTGTAAGTGTCATAAATTTCTTTTAATTGAATTTTAATGTTTTCCCGATTATTAGTAATTTCGCTATTAAGGATATGAATCGGGACATATCCTAGCTCAGCTATCGAGTGATTTCTTTCACCATTTTGAGGATGCCCGTCAATATCGATGGCGTACCTACCTATGATAAAGTCAATCTCGAATCTGCCTACTCTCCACCGATGCCTGAACGGTATGTGAAGTTCCTTAAGAATCTCATATACTATTCGCTCAGGACCAGTAGAATGTTTTCTGCGTATGTTGTATCTCATATTCCCTGACTGCCTTATACCTCGGAGACTAGAGGTAGAACCTGATTGGTGTGGGGAGGACTGGCTCCCCACAGTATAGCTTAACTGCTATACGATGCAAGGTCTCCCTTGCTTGCCCATGTACCTTTCCATTCTTTTGTGCAGTTAGCCCAACGAGCGTCAACCGTGAAGGTTGCGACCTTGTTACGGATGTTGACATCCATTTCAAGACGCTTCTCTTGACGAGAGACGTGATAGAGCTGATGAACGCCCATGTTCACGAGGAACCATTGGGAGTTCAGACCGCCGTTTACAGTGTCGAGGAACTTGGAAGTAACCAAGTCCACCATACCACGGTAGACGTTGATGGCGTTGTTCGCAGACTCAGGAGTCAAGATTGACTCTAGAGATTCACGACCTTTCTTCTCGTTATTCAACGATGTGATAAGAGTAGTCTTACCAACCATTGAAAGAGCGAGACCGTTGTCTGTTTGCTGGAGCTCAAGAGCCAGGCGACCAGTTTCAATGTTCGCGTGGTTAAGAGCAATGCCAGTGCTCGACGCATTTGATTGCGTAGATGCACCAGGGACAACCGACGGGTGGACTGTCGAGAAGGTGGCCTTACCGTCATTGTAATTAGTAATTACGTAACCATTGACCGTAGTCGTAGTTCCGAAACCACCATTAAACAACTGGAAGCCAGACCTGTCGATAGAGTAGTTGATACTCCTTGAGAGGTCTTTCATCTCGTTAAGTTCAGCGTCGAAATCGCGGTCCTCGATAGTGTTCTTGGTTACTTCGACAGCACCACCGTAGTTCGTATAAAGAACCTTGGTTGTGTATGTCTTGTAACGTTCCACTGTCGGGACGTTGTCACCATCCTGGAAGCTCTGGACTTCACCGAAGCCCGTCTTACCAGTATAGTTTTTCTGTGCGCCATCACCGCTTTCTTTATGGAGAATAGTAAAGATACCAGGTGTGTACTGCATGTCACCTTGGTCGAAGAATCCTTCGATTTTGAGACCTACATCAGGGATGAGGTCTGTCCATTTTGCACGTGTTTCAGGCATGATATTTTACTAAACGCCAAGCATCACGGACTCATAGATAGAGACAATGTGATTCGCGGAAACCTGAGGGTCAACCCCCCAAATTGCCAACTGTGCAGCTGTAGTTGCAGCAGTCGATTCGTCAGTAGTGTCTTCATCAGTGATGTCTGTGTGGTACCCGAGCAGGTTGGAACCAGTAGTGGCTCCAAGGGTTGCGTCAGGAGTGATTGACATCAATGTGTTTTTAGACACATCGATTTCAGCTCGAACAAAAGCGACTGTCTGGTTGTCAGATGCGGTGAGGAATGTGTTCACGAATGAACCAATCTCAGCACCTGCAATACCAGTAGTGTTTAGTCCGACACCCTTGTCGGTACCGATTCCTTGCACAATCCCCAAGAGCAACGTACCAGTGGTACCGAGTGCGGCAAAGCCAGAAGTGGCAATGACATAGTCGTATACTGTGACGGTGATGGAGTTGGCGAGGATTTCGCGGCGAAGAATAGGGGCAGCATTGGGGCTTAAAGTACTATGTACTGAAGATGCCATAATGTTGTGTTCCTATTTGTTTGATTTGTAATTCGACCTACCTTACGTACCTGAGCAGTTCCTCATAGTACGAAGGACGTTTGTCCTTAGCTTTGAGATAGAGTTCCACTTTGCCATCGAAGTATTTCTGTACTAGCTTTCCCTCAGCAGGGGAGAGGGTGGAGTTAGCCTGTATTCTAGGCATAACACCTCCTCTCGGGCTCGACGAGAAGTCATTGGACGGAGCAGGATTATCCTTTCTCTCCATAAGTCCGTACGCATCGCTAAGCGCTCCCATGAAGTCCTCGGTGGTCGTGAGACCATTAAGGTTAATCCTGGAAACCGCTTTTTGGAATGCGGTAAATTTGATACCCCCAGTATCGTTTTCTTGCGAAAACTCTGGATGGTCGCCAAGGAATTTAGTGATTGCAGTTTCGTAGTTGGCTTTCGTTACCTTGGCCTTCTCTCCCGCTAGCGCTCTCTGGACAGCAGCATCAACCGCATCGGCTGGTGGGGTGTCCTTTTCCTCAACTTGGAGCTTAAGCTTAGCGTTTAAATCACGCATCTCCTTAAGTTCCTCGACCGTACTATCACTCGCTTGTGCCAAGGTGGCAATGCGGGTGGCCATCTGGTCATACTCTGCTTTAGACAGAGTCACGTTCTCATCTCCCCCTGGAAAGATGGCATTGCCATCGGAATCCAATTCTGGAGCTTTTGTCATATCGTTCAACTTTAGTATTAACACTTTTTAACGAGGTTTGGCCCTCGGGAGTTTGCGTTCTCCACGACCTTTCAAAATGGTTGCTATTGCAACCTAGAGGGGAGACGGGGCAGAGCCGTTTCCCCACTAGGGGGCACTAACTAGAATAGAATTATAACAGAATTATATACAAATGTCAAGTGTTACTCCTTTATTTTCATTATCTTTGCCATCCAGTGCGCCGTCCGAGCGAAGCCTCCGCGTATCACTTCACGGTCTCGGTCTCCGTCAGGGCCGTTTGGTATAGCAAAGTAACGTCGCATATCCTTAACCATAGTGTCCCGTAGCACATCTACGAGACCATCCACACTAGCTAGGGCATGGTATACTTTCTGCTCTTCCTCTTCGTTGATTAAGTTGAGTGAGTCGGTATCACCGAGTCGTTCTGCTACCAATCCAAAGAGTTGCTCATTAGTAAACACCCTTGGCTCGGGCACAATCTCTCTTGTCAAGAATCTAGGCCACATCATACTATCCAGTCATTCCGCCTGCTAATTGAGCGAGATTTTGCATCCCACCCTGCATTCCCTGGGAGCCCGTATCCGCCATATTCTTGGCTACCTGGCCCTGCGGGTTTGCCTGTATGGGACTCTTGTTGTCAGTTTTACCAAGCATCTGTTGGTTAACGAAGTCTTGGTTTAGTACCTTAGTAGGGTCATCACCCATTTTCTCAGCTAATTGTGCAGCGATTTCCATGACATCGAATGTCCCAGGTGGGAACACTCCAAGGTATACCTGTGCTTTCTCAAGTGCAAGTGCCTTCTCTATATCACGAGTAGTTTCTTTCTTCTGGTCCATAACCAGGGTTATGTCGAACTCAACGTTCCTCAGATAGCTAGCGTCAACAGCAAGGTATTCAACGTCCTTGCCTGTCAGTCCCTTAGTCACTATTGACCTCGATTTTAAATCCTCAGCTGTTGGGGCGTCGTTGGTATCACTATATAGAGCTACGACACGTGCTCCCCTCTTTCCTGAGGAGAGCGTGGCTCCTTCAACCTTAAAGAGGTTAAAGGCCTTTCCAAGCAACTGGTCCCCCTGGTCTCCTAATATACCAGATAGATATGGAAGGTTAGGGTCTGTCCAGAACTGTAGGATGTTCGGGGCGCGAAGCAAGGCTTTCTGTTTGACAGCGTAATTAATCATTCGGCCAAAGATGCCAAGCATGGCAGCGACTCCTTCTGCCGCAACGCGTATTTCCTGTGCGGTAGTACGACCACCAACTCCTGCTATGCCTTGTGAGGTTTTGTCTACGGAAGACTCTTCCATAACCTTTCTGGTATATTCAAGAATAAACTGGTGCCACCCCTGCGGGGTACCTAGGTCGAGCTTCATGAACGCCTGGGTTATTGGCAACCCTTGTGTATCTATTGGGGTTCGGCGACCTGGTCGGAGATAGTCATCTTCAATCGTGTCAAAACCATTGGTAAGCAATGGTGGGAATATCGTTAGGAAGCTCTGGTCGAGCAACATGTTGGTGAGGACATTTAGTACGTCCTGAAGTGCCGAGAGCTTGTCAGGAAGAGACTTGCCATAGAACCAGTCTCCCAAGAAGTCAAATCTAATATCGAAGAAAGGTAGTCTCTTGTGATTGAATGGGAGTGGCGAAAGAACCTCGAGGTCTCCCTTATCTGTAATAGGATTCAGCCAAATGCCATTTGCAATGATAACGTAGCAATCGTCTATAACGTTATAATAACGAATCACCTCAACTGTCCCAGGCGTAGTTTGGTGTGTTATATAATCCGCATAAAAGGGTCGGTCCTCTGAATGAAACGTGGTGGAGTTAGGTTGAACGTCTTTAGATTTCTCGTAATTGCCCCACTTGGAAATGAATTGAGCGTAGGGATATTCCTTTCTCCAGAAGCAGTATTGCATGTCCGCCACTACGTCAATGCTAACAGAGCTAGGGTAGAACTCCTCCAGGGGAACAAGTTCAGCAAAGAGCTTAATTTCAGATATCTTTCTCTCTGTTACCGTTATGTTGTCGCCTGTGCCCTTAACGTCACGTATGACACGCTTGTAATGTTCCATTCCCTCGTATCCAATGGCAGTACCCTTAACAATGGCTTCTAGCAAATACTTAACCATGAACTTCTCATAGTTGTCTTTGTCCTCAGAGTAATTGTATAGGTCTGATAGAATAACAGCCTTACGAGTATCTTCGTCCCCACGAGCTGTGAATGAAGCGATTGGAAGTACCGAGGCCACCTTACCAAGGATAGCCAAGACCTTGTTACGGGTGAAGGGGTCGTTAACCCGTGCCTGCCAGTCCTCTAGTCCTTCGCGGGAGTCTACGTTGGTAGTGAACCTCTTAACAGAGTCATCAATGTATTGGATGAGATTACGTCCATCGAATAGAGCGAACACTCCATTCCTCTCATCTGCGCTGATTCTAAACTTATCGATGGTATCCCGAACAACCCCCTTCTCGTATTCTGAGGGACGGAAAACATCCCCCTGTGGCGGATTTACCTGGTGGTCTGTCGATATTTCTGTTGCTTGTGCCATATTTGAACTATTATACCATAGATTCACTAAAAAGTCTACTTAATTCTAAGTTGCTTGTACCCGTTGATGGCAATACTAGCGAACTCCTTGTCATTATAGAACTGGAATAGCTTCAGCTTTAGGCGATTCTTAATCTCCCAATACCCCTCTACGAAGTTCTTTATCCTCATAGCAGCGTCTGCATTACCGTGATGTTCTTCGTAATAAGAGTAGTCTTCGAATCCCTGGGCCCTCTCGAAGATGTCGTGGCCCATTTCAGGCATGTTCTTAGAACACTCACCTATATAAGCATTACGGTAGTAGATTCGGTAGTACCCTCCTTTGATTCTGCGGAATCTTATGTGTGGTGAGGAGCGTGCTGTCTCCCTTACCAGCTTCTGAAACCAGTATGAGCCTTCCATAGATTAGTATCCGACTGTTCTTATTCTATTAAACTGGGTCTTGGGTTTAATCTTATCATACGGCTTGTCACGGCGACCGTTGTGTTCCGATAGTCCTAGTGCCATGTATTCGAACGCTGAACGATAGTGGGAAGTCCAATTATGAACAGGAGAGACACTCTTTGTCTCGAAGTGTCCGTCCCGTCTAATCTTAGGATAAGCCGACTGTGTCATACACATATCGAAGTACGTCGAGCGGGGACCCAGTTCATTGAGTTCAATCCCCCCCAGTATGAGTAACTTCGCTGCTGATTTCCTCTTCTGGAACCCCTTCCACTCGTCTCTGAAGTTAGTATAGATGCCGTGAGACTTTAGGATGTCAAATATCGAGAAGTCGGAAGCCTGGTGCATGAATCTACCAGAGGGGTCCCCAAAGTGGGTGCCAGGTCTCCAGTTGCGACGCTCCTCTATCATAGCTATCTCTGCAGGACCATAAGAGTACTTGGCGGCGAGTTCTCCACTTATAACCCCAGTAACCATTGGGATAAAGTATTCTATGTGTTTATTAGAGTTCTTATAGACGTCTACTATCCTCAGCTTCCCGTCTCTGGCTCTCTGAGACCATATGATGGCGGTTGGGTCTTCTCTACCATAGTCCCACCCTACATACAGCTCAAGGTCAGGGTCATATGGAAATACCCCTCGCTTAACATGTGCCTCGTCCCATTCTGGGTAGACCCGACCCTCTTGGGATTTAGCATATGATATGTCTAATTCCTGCGCAATCGTTTCGGGTGTAGACCTGGCTTTCTCAAACTCATACCACTCCTCGTCCTTTAGAGGATGTTGCCTCCAGTGCATCGTGTGGATGTCTACAGCCCCCATTTCTCCATTACGAAGCATCGCAAAAAAGTTATACCCTTGTGGGGTAGAATTTGCTATGCGACACGCCGTAGCTTGTGCTGCTGAGTCCCAAGCCTCTTTGGCGTACTCCCAGAACCCTAGCTCATCAAAGAGGATTGCTGTCTTGCGTGAACCTCTACCAAAGTCTGGGTTCATGGTATCTCCCGTTATTTGATTGAAGCTTACGGGGTTAATTAGCTTTCTGTGGTTTCTGTGCTTGTCTTTAGAGAAACCTCTAGGCAAGAGCCACTTAGGCAGGTTATCCATAGCAAAGTCAATCAAACCAAAGAGAGAGTCCTTGCTTCGGTTATCAACCAACTCTTCCTTATAGGAGCCGATTAGGAAGTTAGTCCCATCTCGGAATAGAAAGTACCACAATGGCACGTAGCAAAAGATAATCCACGAAGCCCCCATATCTCGTGACTTCTCAAACAATAGGTCCTTACCGTTGTCTATGTGGTCAAAGAGTGCTCGGATTGCGTCCTTCTGGTAGTCAAATAGTATAAAAGGAAGGTTGAAGGGCTCCGCTTGTGGTCGGGGGTCAAATGTCCAACCAAAGTTCTCAATAAAGAAAATACACCCCTCGGCTGGGTTTTCTGGGCGGGCACACATCTGATAAGCTAATCCCCTTGCTTCTGACTTCTTGTCACAAGCGTCATTAACCTTTAGGCGTGAAATAATCTTCTCCTGATATTCAGGGGAATGAAGATACTGTTTAAACACCTCCTTTCTGCGAGATGTTTCCTGCGCTACGTCTACTGCCATATTATTGCTTCTTTAGATTCAATGCCTCCCGCATTTGCAGGATAGCCTTAAGGGCCTCCTCTGGGTCGAGCTTAGCGTCTAGGTTAGACATAACGGCAATGTTTTCGGTAGCCAGCCCAGATACTATCTGGCCCTTATCGAAGAGTACTCCCACCACCCATGCCAGGTCTCTTATCTTCTGCTCCTTGAGTGCCTTAGGATTCTTGTCTAGATACTCTAGGTATCGGTTCAAAAGTCGGGTTACTAGGTCTCGGGACCCTGTTATCAGGGCTCCAATGTCTGCCTCCTTCATTTCCTTCTCTTGGCGCAAGGTTTCTGGATTCTTCCTACCAACCCCTCTACCCGTCACCTTGCCCTGGATGTAAGCGGCCTTGTCGGAAGGGATGTCATACTTACTTGGATTATCCAAGACTAAGTTATACGCACGGGTTATACCGCTTCTCATGCTGGCCTCATTCGCCAGATATCGGTCCAACCCAAACATATAAGCTACTTCTGTGTAGCTCTTATCCTCTAGGTAAAGGAATATCCTTCCTGCCTCTGCCTCCAGCAACTTCTGGGCACTAGGGTAAGAAGGAATGTCAATTACCGCTGTTATACTTCTCGTAGACACCATAGGGCCCTATTATAACACAACCCTGCCACTATTGCAATAGCGGACCCCCTTGACGAAATACCCCCCATATGATATACTACCTGTATCGCTATAAGACCTAGGCACGGCCAGGCGGTTGCTTGGCGGGCTTTTGTTCCATAACTGATGGAACACGGGTCTTTAACTTTTCTTAGGGGGACTTTTCTTTTCTTTTACTTCTTTTACAGGGTTTCTTCGTTTTCTTTTGTTTAAATTTGTCAGCCGTACTGTGGCAGAAACCACTAACTCTGCCGTCTTTAAACCACTACTGACTATCGTTTTGTGGTAAAATTATAAAATTTCTTGCTGGGGGTACGTTCTTCTATATCAGCAACAAGGGCTCCATACCCCTACCCCCCTACTCAACAAGGTAGGTAACGACAAATAAAGGAACATGTATACTCATGTACACAATTAAAACTAAGATAAAGGATACATGTATACTCATGTAGACAATAAGGCCGCCGATTTCACCACAAAGGGGGGCAACTGTCAAGGTGGGGTTGTTGCGTGTCCCTAGGGGGGGAGAGAGGTGCACACTTAAGCGCACTTTAGCGCCCCACCGCACACGGATAGGCACGGTTAGGCACGCGATATGGCACCGTTACTCACTTTCCCCTACACGCGTGGGACATGTACCGTTGGGCTATCCACATGTACGGGTGGCGTGTGGTTGTCGTGTGCTATACTTGGTGAAGCTCTTTGACACATAGCGGGGATAACAATAATAGTATGCTAGAGATAAAGAACACGTGTATCGAGCGTTGGTTGGGGTACGAGTTTAAAAGCAGCAGTGTAAACTCGCCAGAGTTTAAGGAGTTTGCTGCCGATTGGCAACAGGCGTTCAGAAAGTTGTTGTCGGGAAAGTTTTGGGTAACCGTGAGTGTCGGGCATTTCTACCTTAGTGGGGTTGCGCGCAACGTAAAGACGGACAAGTTCGCACACTTCTCTATCAGCGATGTACGATACTTTCCTACCGATTGGTATCAGTGCATTTTGGTTCGTCGAGCAGAAAGCGTTGAAGATTCCACGGGAGGGTCAAATCGCTACGCGGATTGGGATGACATTGGGG